AACAACTGGTCATATTACATATATAGTTTGTTATATTTATTACAGCAGTATGAATCAAGACGATAAAAACATAATTCACGATGATGATATTATTAAAGGCGAAGACGGATTAATTTTTAATCCGTATAATCCCTTAAATGTAGAGATTACATTGAGCGAAGTTCAATCTATTCTTACTAAATATGGAGTACCTAATATTGTACATAATGTCAATTTGTACAAACGCGCATTTGTTCATCGTTCTTATACGAAACGCCCACAACTTGAAAACGCATCTCAAAATATTACGATTGTTGAACGGCCTCCAGATTGTATGCCTTTGAAAACAAAATCTAATGAGCGTTTGGAGTTTCTTGGTGACGGTATTTTGGAGTTGGTTACTAAATATTATTTATACCGTAGGTTTCCTAAAGAAAATGAAGGGTTTATGACTGAAAAAAAAATAGCAATTGTTAAAAATGAAGCCATTGGTAAAATTGCGCTTGAAATGCGTTTGAACAAATGGTTGATTCTTTCAAAACACGCGGAAGAAAAGAAAATAAGAACAAATTTAAAAAAATTGGGTTGTTTGTTTGAGTCCTTTTTAGGTGCGCTATTTTTAGATTTCAACAAGATTGATGTGAAAGATGAAGAAGGGTGGTTTAAAAATATATTTGTGACGGGTCCCGGATTTCAAATTGCACAAAAATTCGTGGAAAATATTTTTGAGAAACATATTGACTGGATTTCGTTAATACAAAATGACGACAATTACAAAAATATTTTACAAGTAAAAATACAAAAGGAATTTAAAGTAACTCCTCATTATTTGGAAATAGAACACGATCCCGAGAATGGATACAAAATGGGTGTCTATTTGTGTATTGGACAACCCGTATATAATTGCTCGCCCGCAGAATCGGTTCATATTGACTTTTTGAAAAATTTTGCGGCAATACACGAGTATATTGAAAAGAATGGTAAGATATTTTTATTTTTAGGTCAAGGACAACATAAAATAAAAAGAAAGGCAGAGCAGATTGCTTGTAATGAAGCGATTCAAAAATTGGATTTATATGCGGGTATTGGGGAATAAGTTAATCACTGTCACTGTCAAAGTTAATTTTATATTGTTTCTTAAGCGCCTCTAAGTTTTCTTTTTTTTCCCTTCTAAGTTTTTCCATATTTTCTTCAGAATAGTAGTCTTCTTTTCGATATATAGTATCTTCTTCTTTTTTTCTCTCAGCATCTTCTTTTGCCTTCTTAAATGCGTCTTTAAAACTTTTATTTACTTTTGAGTCAACTGGTTTACCTCTTGTAATTAATGCAATTGTGCTATCTACCGACTCATCACTACTAGTAGAATCTCTCCTCCCACTTTCTGCAGTCTTGTAACCTTCGTGACCAGAAGAAATTTCATTAACGAATGATGAAGAACGTGGTTGCATTTTTGAAGGGTTGTATTTTGGCTTTGTTTTAAAGATATTTATCTTTTCCTGTTGTCTTATGATATTTTCTTCTAGTTTACCAATAATAGTATCTATGTCATCTACAAATTCGGGATCAGTTAGTTTACTTAAATAGAAATCTTTATCATCATCAGAAATGACGGAACTGTATTTACCTAAAAAATTATTAAACTGTGTCATAACCATATCATAGTCATGTGCTGTTAGAGGTCTCTTATATGAATCAGTTTTTCTTTTTTGTTCTAACTTATTAAAATTAGTTACATATTCGTCATAGTCTGCTTTGTTAACTTTAACTCCAAGTAGTTCAATTTGTTCTTCTTCTTGTGAATTAAATGGTGAAGTATTTTCTGTTAATAATTCGCCTTCTACTGTAAGTTTGTAGTTTTCAAACGGCAGTTCTTTCCCTTTTTCTGCTAGACTTTCTTTACTTTCTCTACCAGATTCGCCGTCTCCCAATTTGTTCGTTGAATGTCTTCGTAAAAAATTACTTGGTGTAAATGATCTTAAACTATTTAAAAAAGATGTTGTCCGTTTTACTTTACGTGTGTTGTTTTGTTCTATTTCACCATTTGTGTCTCCTTGTTCAATGTCACTACTTTGTATTCTTCGTATGTGATTATATGGTGTTGGAATTCTATCACCTGGGAAATATTTTGCCACTTCATCATCATCTTCACTGTCACTATCACTACCACCAACTCTTCTTCGTTTTCTGGTTGTAGTTTTTTTTCTATTTACCGATTTTTTTATAGATTTTCTATTTACCGATTTCTTGGGTTTTATTTTTTTTTTAGAAATTTTATTTTTTCTTAATATTCTTTTTTTATACTTTCTAGATAAATGCTTCATATATATTCATTATATTTTTCTTTTGGATCAAACAAATACGATTAATAATTTTAAAAACTCTAAATTTAAAAACTAATAATTATATATATTAATATTAGTAATGAACCCTTTAGAAAAAATAAAGGAAAAATTAAAATTGAAACCAATTGTAAAATCGGCAGAACCCGTAGAAGTAATTATTCCAGTTGCATCTAAAAAACAAGATGTAAAAATTCATAATATCACTTTTATTGACGAACGCAAAAAAAACAAAGATTTTGACATTAATGAACTATCTCAACAGTTAGAATCAAGAAAACTAACTAAAGTTGTTACGAAAGACACCGTGAAATTATCAGAATCTTTAGTTGCTCCACCAACTGAAAAAAAAGCACCAGTTACAAAAAAAGTAAAAAAAATTACAAAACCAGTTTTAACTATTGTGGAGGAAGAAGATGAAGAAGATGATTTGGATACGTTGTTACCTCGTGAGGAACAACCCAATCAAGTCTCGGTTGTTGAAAAGAAAGAGACTGCAAAAAAAGGAAGAAAAACAAAACGTCCAGAAAAAGGTATTTCTGTCTTGTCACCGGAAGACTGGGTTGATATTGACAAAGCACCCATTATTGAACGTTTGCCACCTAAAAAGGCACACGTTAACTACAAAGTTTCCAGTTATTATATGAATAATCGTGAAATATTTGTGAATTTTATCAACTCGCTTTTCCAACCTTACCGTGATGAAGTATTAGACGATACAAAAGAAATTACTTGTGAAAGTATGTCAAATCAAAATTCTGATTTTTCTCTCTTGGGTCACCAAAAGTTAGTCAGAGACTATATGAATTTATATACTCCTTATCGCGGACTGTTGGTATACCACGGTTTAGGATCCGGAAAATGCCACCGTAAAGATACACCTATTATGATGGCAGATGGAAAAATTAAACTAATACAAGATATTGAAGTTGGCGACTTATTAATGGGCGATGATTCACAGCCAAGACAAGTTCTTTCTTTAGCGCGTGGAAAAGATAAAATGTATGATATTATTCCAATTAAAGGAGAAAAATACACTGTAAATCAAGAACATATATTATGTTTGAAAGTATCTGGGTTTCCAGAGTTTAATTATAATAATCACGCTCAAAATACAAACTATAATGTTCAGTGGATTCAAGACAACCATTTTTGTTCTAAAACATTTACATTTAACGAGTCAAAAAATAATAAGGAAGAAATGAAAATAAATGCAAGTAAGTTTTATGAAGAAATACAAAATAATAAACATACTTGTCAAAACATTATTGAAATATCAGTAAAAGACTACTTGAATCTTTCAAAATCAAAAAAGTCCAAGTTAAAAGGTTATAAAGTTCCAGTTGAATTTCCAGAAAAAGAACTACCATTTGACCCGTATATGATTGGTTATTGGTTAGGAGATGGAACTGGTAGGTCATCAGAAATTGCTAGTCAAGATTCTACAGTTTTACATTATTTTCGTTCAAACCTACCAAAGCACAATTTATATTTATCCCATCGTAGTAATTATAGTTATGGTATTACTGGAGACGGCAAGTATCATAATAATCTATTTTTGAATACACTAAAAGAATTAGATATGATAAACAACAAACACATTCCTCTCATATATAAATGCAATTCAAGAGATAACAGACTCAAATTGTTAGCCGGTTTAATTGATAGCGATGGAAGTTTTAGTAACGGTGGGTTTGAATTTACACAGAAAAACGAAACATTAATGGACGATGTTGTATTTCTAGCAAGAAGTTTAGGTTTTGCTTGTTACAAACATTCAAAAAATACATCTTGGACGTATAAAGGAGTAAAAAAATACGGAACAGCGTGGAGAATATGTATAAATGGGTTTGGACTAGAAGAAATACCAACATTAGTTCCAAGAAAACGACCCACAGAAAGAAAACAAATAAAAGATCCACTTGTAACGGGAATAACTGTCAAATATGTAAATGAAGATGACTATTATGGGTTTATGTTAGACGGAAACTGTAGGTACTTAATGGGCGATTTTACAGTTACCCATAATACTTGCACTTCTATCGCTCTTGCAGAAGGAATGAAAAGTTCGCGGAAAATAATCGTGATGACACCGGCCTCGTTGCGCCGCAACTATATTGAAGAAATTAAAAAATGCGGTGACCCTATTTACAAGACAAATCAATACTGGGAATGGATTTCTACGAAAAAACATCCCGAACTACTAGAAACTCTCTCATCCATCTTGAATTTGTCAGTTGAATACATTGAAAAAAAAGGGGGAGCGTGGTTAGTAGATGTAAGAAAACCAAGTAATTATAGTGACTTGAGTGCTGATAATGGCAAAAGTTTAAATGAACAAATAGACGAAATGATACAAAGCAAGTATAAATTCATTAACTATAATGGTTTGAGGAGAGATAAACTCAAGGATATGACAGATAATTTTGAAAAAAATATATTTGATAATTCGGTTATTGTCATTGATGAAGCTCACAATTTAATTAGTCGTATTGTAAATAAATTGTCCAAAGAAAAAGAAGTTCCTACAGATAAAAACGGGAATAAAGAGAGACTTCCTTTTTCTCTCGCATTGGTATTATATGAGTTGTTGATGAGCGCGCAGAATGCCAGAGTGATTTTACTAACTGGCACACCTATTATCAACTATCCCAACGAGATTAGCATTTTATTCAACATCTTGCGCGGATATATCAAAACGTGGGAAATACCACTTGATATCAAAGGCGGACAAAAAGTGGATAAAGAAATGCTTTCTGAAATTTTCAAGAGAGAAAAAGTGATGGATTATATGGACTATAACTTGGCTTCCAAGAAACTAACCATTACTCGTAATCCATTTGGTTTTGAAAACAAAGAAAAGAAGGAATCCGGATATCATGGAGTTACCAATAAAAAGAAAGAATACACTGATAAATCAACTGGTAAAACTGTAGTGGAAGACCGTGGAACGATTAGTGACGATGATTTTGAGAGAAAAGTCATACGCATTTTGTCCGATAATAAAATTGAGGTATTGAAAAGCAACATTGTGGTTCATTTGTACAAGGCGCTTCCGGATAAATTTGATGATTTTGCGAATCGGTTTATTGATGGAACTTCTGGAAATGTGAAAAACATTGAACTATTCAAGAAACGAATTATGGGGTTAACTTCTTATTTCAGAAGTGCCCAAGAAAAATTACTACCAAGATATGAAAAAGCGTCGGATTATAAGGTAATTAAAGTGCCAATGAGTGATTATCAGTTTAATATTTATGAAGAAGCAAGACAACAAGAGAGAAAAATAGAAACCAAGTCAAAGCAAAAGAAGGGCTCGGTAGATGAAAATGGAATTTTCAAAGAACCATCCTCTACATATCGTATTTTCTCTCGTTTATACTGCAACTTTGTGATGCCGAGACCACCCGGACGTCCTCTTCCCAATGAAGAAAAAGAACCCGGCGCACAAGGAGAGAAAGAAGCCGAAGAAAAAGAAGAGAAAAAAGAAGAAGAGAAAGACAAAAAAGGTAAGTCAAGTAAGAAAGGAGATGATGATAATAATTTAACTAATTTATATGACCGTGTTTTGAAAGAAGGAGAGAAAAAGGGAACCAACGACTTGGAAGGAGAATGGGATGGAAATATTGAAGGCGATGAAGTTATTGAAAAAATTGCAGATTCTACATACGACAAACGAATTCAAAGCGCAATCAACTATTTAAAAGAACATGCTGCCGAATTCTTATCTCCTCAAGGTTTGGAAACCTACAGTCCCAAATACTTGCATATGTTGGAAAATATTCAAGATAAAGAACATATCGGATTACACTTGGTGTATAGTCAGTTCCGTACATTGGAAGGTATCGGAATATTTAAGATGGTATTGGAACAAAATGGGTTTGCCCAATTTAAAATCAAGAAAAACAATAGTGGTAACTGGGAGTTAGATATGGACGAAGAAGACCGAGGAAAACCAACCTTTGCATTGTATACGGGTACAGAAAGCGCCGAAGAAAAAGAAGTCATTCGTAATATTTACAACAGCAACTGGGACAATATTGCCGTTTCATCTCCAGCATTGTACGAAGAATTAAAAAATACTGCCAACAATAACAATGTCGGGGAAATTATTAAAGTGTTGATGATTACCGCTTCTGGTTCCGAAGGTATCAATTTACGAAACACTCGTTATGTTCATATTATGGAACCATACTGGCATCCGGCTCGTCTAGAACAAGTCATCGGTCGTGCGCGTCGTATTTGCAGTCATAAAGATTTACCAGAAAAACTACAAACTGTAGAAGTATTTATTTACTTGATGACTTTTACATCAGAACAAATTAAAAGTGACAAGTCTATTGAGTTGAAGTTGAAAGATTTAAGTAAAAAGAAATATAAGTTGCGTCCAGACAAACCAGACGAAGCCAATATTCCATTTACTAGTGATGAAACTTTGTTTGAAATTTCAACGATTAAAGAAGAAGTAAGTAATCAAATAATAACAGCAATTAAAGAAGCATCAATTGACTGTGCGACTTATTCCAAACGTGGTTCAAAAGAACAGTTGCACTGTTTGCAGTTTGGACAAGTTGCACCTTCAAAGTTTTCATATAATCCTTCTATTGGATCAGATGAAACGGATACGGTTGCAACCATAAATAAAAAAGTAATTGACTGGCGAGGTAAAGAAATTACAATCAAAGGAAAAAAATATGTGTATCGTAAAATTGATGACAGAGTTAAAAACATTTATGACTATGAAAGTTATAAATTAGCATTAGAAAAACCCGGACTTGAACCAGTATTAGTAGGAACTATTGAGACAAATCAACGAGGGGAGCCAGTTTTCAAACAAATATAATTAGGTTTGTTGGGTGAATTTACTTATTAATTTATCAAATTTATCGTTTATAATTCTGATTTGGGTTTTCAAATCATTTATTTCACTTTTCAATCCTTCAACCTCGTTGTTGTTGGGTGCAATATATTTCAATTTGGAAAACAATGTGTTTTGATTTTCCACTGTGTTTTGTTGTGTGTATTCTTGGTATTCATTGTTTCCCCACGAAACATTTTTTTTATCTTGTCTTTCCAATTTTGGACTAGATAAATCTATTACATTTGTTGTTTTTAACGCATTGTCATCAACGTCATCGCCAATTTTAATATACTTAATTTGATTCTGTTGTTGTGCATTTGTAGGTGGGTTGTATCCGGGTTTGGCTGCTTTCACAGAGGTTTCTTGACCTTTCAAAAACTGTTCAACATTGGCAACTCCATTCGCATTTTGTTTTTGTATCATTTGCACATCATAATTTCTTTCTGCGAGTGTTTTAGCAATTAACTCGTCCATTGCGCTTCCAATCGGTTTATCTAATTGGTCACCAAACTTGGGAATTTCTGGCACTGGGACAGTCATCGCATTCTTAAATTCGTTTTGTTTTCTCGTTAGCTCGCTTTCAAATTGACTTCTTTTGTCAGTTTGTATTTCTTCTGCAGTATATAACTCTTTGGTTTTTGGTTGGCTTTGTTGTTGTTGTTGTTGTTGTTGTTGTTGTGGAGCAGGTTGAATTTTTTTAATAAATCCAGTAATAAAATCTTGGTTTATTTTAACAAGAGTTATATTCGTATTACGACCAACAACATATTCTGAATATTGTTTAATTTGCCCAATATAAAACTGACGAAATTCGTAAATTCTATTTTTTGGTATTACCTTAACAATATCTTCTTCCATTATAATTTCCCATAATAACTCTACATTCTCGCTTGCAATAAATTCCATTTATTCTAAGTTGTATAAATATATAAATATAGGTCGAGTTATTTATATATTTTTAATCTATTAAATTATAAATCTTGATTAAAATAAACCTTTCTAAATTTTTCCATATATTCATCCTTCATAATATGCGTTTTAAAATATTCGGCAGTGTGTTTATCTTCCAACATATGAACAATAAAATACAATGAATAAATACCACATTCGGTGTTACCATACTGATGTTCTACTGGATAATTCTGGTCAAACTTGAAGTTTATTTTTTTACCAGTGGTTAGTTCTGCACCTTGTTTTTGCACCATTTTTACAAATTTCATAATTTGTCTTGGTATTGGGTCGCCAGCACTATCAAAATAAAATATTTGACCTCTTTTGATATTAATGTAAAGGGAAACCCAATGAGAACCACCTTTGTAATGTGGGTCCAAGTTAAATATGACACCTATTTTGAAACGTCCATTTTTGATTTCTTTTGCCAAATTGAAGTGACACAACTCTTCCCATACACATTCGCCATATAGTTTATGTGTGTCATAGTCAATTGGTGAAGGACCTATAAAATCAAAACAAGGATACGCTTTTTCGTACTGTTTCATAACATTTAAAATATCAACACTAGATAACCATTCATTGGGATTTTTTTTCCAGTCATTAGGCGCTTCTGGTGCAAAAGATGAATTTTTGATTTCTTTACTGATTTTACTATTGACGAATTTTTGTTTTAACCAACACGACTCTTTGTTACAAGTATTACGCATATAATTATTCAATGATTGCCAAATTTCTCTCGTATCATTGGATTTAATCAACGCATCGGGGTGTCTGGCATTCCACAACTGTTTCAGTTTATACAAGTCATCATCGTCATAACACGTGAAGTTATGTTTTCTTTTTTTGGGAGAACAACGAACCTTCACAAATTGTTTTTCTAAAGTTTGACGAGGGTTACTATGGTGTAACTTTTTCGTTTTGGAATGAGGGTGTTTCCCCATTTTTTTCTTGATTGATTTTATTTTTTTCTTCATATTTATTAGTGATATTTTTCTTTTCACGAATTCCTTTATTTTTCAAAATTGGGTCTTTTAAGTTAATGTCTTTTTCTCTTGGTAAAATCATTTGTTTCACGTGTTTGGTCTGAGTTCGTTTCACCAATTTTTCAAGTGAATTTGGTTCTTGAATTTTTATGGAACGCATTATCATCTGGTTTGCTTGTTGTGTATCGGAAATATAATCTACATTTATTTCATTGTTTCTATCCCTATTTAAAGAATCTTCTATACTTTGATAGTCTTCTTGTAGTATATCCGTTTTGTCTAATGTTTTGAAATAATCAACACATGCCTTAATATAGGTTTGAAAACTGTTTGTGACATCGGGAAATATATTTTCGGAAACTGGTTCATTATTCAATAGTTGTTTGGTCAAGTCGTAGATACGTTTTTTATAAAATTTCCGGTCAGAGTTATTCACTTTTTTGGAACTAGATGAAGCCGGCATTTTTCTAACGTGTTTGCCATATTGTTCTTTGTTCATTAAACATTCTAAAGTAACTTCATCAACGTAATTTAATTTAGATATTATATTTTTTTCAGATTTTTCTGGTTTTTCAGATTTATTTGTAGTTGTATTTTCCATATTTGTAATACAATATAAGAATTATTACAAATATATAACGAAGTTCCTTTTCGCTTACTTTTTATTTTTGACGTCTTTTTTATTTTCTGTTTTTGTTGTTTCAGTGACACAACCTCCATTTTTGCTTGGAAACATAATATCACCGGCATCTTTCATTTGTTGACGTGTGGCGTTATAAAAAACACCGTGTGCAATATTTTCTGGATTTGGATTAAATTGACTAAACTGTTCTTCTGCAAATAAATTTGGAAATGGTTGGAGTTCCTTTTTGGTTGGTTTAAAACCAAACTGATACAAGTCACTATTACTACTTGGAACATACACTGCTTGACTACATTTTTGTAATGCAAATATTTGATTTCTTAAGTCCGATTCTACATTTACGTTGGAAGCATATCCAGACCAAGGAGCTGCAGTTCCGGGATTAAATATTTGTTCTTGACTGTAAATTGGCAACTGTTCCATAGGAACATTTACTGGGGCACGCGGATCAACAATTGGCATTATAGAATATTTTGTCATTACTGGACGGACGCTAAGGTATGGTTGTAATATTTGTGAAGGAATATTTCTATCATAAATACGTTGGTTGTTTAAATCAACTCGGGTCTCGGCACGCATATCTTGACTGCTATTAAAATTTAAATCGCTCATTATACTATATATAAATTATATAATATAATAATTTTATTTCTTTTTATTCAATATTTACATTTTTCTTGTTTTGCGACGTCTATGGTTTTTTCTTCTTTTTAATGTTTTGTGTTTTCTTAATTTTGATTTTTTTGACTTTTTCATCGTTTTTCTTCTCTTCCCTCCCTTTTGTTTTTTTGCTCTGGTTTTTCTTTTTCTACCACCGAAACGGTTAGAATCGGGCATACCCCTAAGTACATCTACAGCTTCATCTGCACTAAAGTCTGAATTTTGTGAACCTTCATCAGATACGACATTAATATTATGTATAATATCTTGTGTAATATTTCCAACATTTTGACTATTTTGAATAATAACATTTTCAATAACTGTTATATCACCTTCAGTCTCTTCACTAGCTCCGTAAGATATGTCTCTAACTAAATCTTCAGCTAAAGGAATTACTGGATTTACTACATTTGGATTTTCTATTACTTCTGCTACTGAAGCAGTAAAAAATACGGACAATATATTACGAAGAAAACTTGCCATTAACGCTGGGTTACTGCCATAAGTCCCACTTACACTACTTGCATGAGAACTTCCCCTAGTATCCATTGTCGTATCTGATCCTTGACTATCACCTTGACTATCGCTAGTTTGTGGTGGAACCAGAACTTGTTCAAGTGCAAATCCTATATGTTGCGCTAAATTAGGGTCATTTAACATTTCAATAACACTTTGGAAATGTTCATTATCTAAAATGTATAACTCTAAAAAGTTTGCAATTTCAGTAAATGTGTCATAATCAACAGACGAGTCTGCATTGAGTAATGCATAATTACCTCCACCCACAATCAAGTTGTCTGGAATATCTTGTGGATCACCCATAAACAACTCAAATTGACTTGTGGGTGTTAATGCTCTTGCAACTAAATTTACAACGTCATTTACACGATGAATCACAAATCTTGCAGTGTAATAAGCCCCTCCTACTGGAAGTCTCGCTACATTTCTTGTTGTATCTCCAACTTGACGAACTATATCATTGTATAACTCTGGACCAATTGCAAATGACACCGCATCTGTTCCAACGTTAACGATTCCTCGTGCAACATATCCGGTTATGGATAATGTATTTCTTAGAGCAACAAAAAAGGCAACAAAAACGCCGGCGTAAATATGATAATACTGATTGAATGCTGTTATGGTTGAAATATTTTGTAAATCTTCCCATAAATTTCCGTCACCATTAAAAATACCCAAAACCGCACGATAATATGCTCTCGCTGGTTCTAACCTTGGATTCGTTTGAACAAAATCATCAACACTTTCATTTATTGAAGATATAACATCACCCATACTTGGAATTCCAAGTTGTCTTCTTAATGACGTTATAATTGTTGAAAATAACTGCGATACTGGTGCAATAACTGGATTTGTAGCGTCACTCAAAAGTTGGTTACCGAGTTCAATTACCGAATTAAATCTTCTTTCTTCACCATAAATACTTGGGAATGTCCAACCAGCGGGTATTAGTTGTCGCATTTCGGTATTTCTGCGAACAATTTCATCTACCATTCCAGCAATATTTTCTTGTTGTATATTCATCGTTGATGCAAAATTTTGATACATTGCAGTTACTGCTTGGCGGTATCCTGCGGTGTCGGATGGTCCAGTAATATGAATAGGACCACCTAGAGCAATAGTAAGTGCAGCCATTTGGTCTGGTTGCAATCCATTTACTGCTTGTTGGAAAGCAATAATATCCGTTTGAAACATAAACATAACTGCAATCATTGTAAGCATACTTACTAAAGCATAATTTCCGACGTCAAAATTAGGACCAAGCAAGTCACGAACTGTTTGTTGCAAAGGACCTCCTTCTATTTCCATTTCATCGTCACTACTACCATTAGTTATTGCTTTATTATTTTTACTCATTTGTCTTATAAAATACTAGTATATAATAATTTTATTTTTTGAATAAATTGCTAAATTCACAAAAGATAAAATAATATAAATATATATGTTAAGCAAAAAAATATACGACGTTCAAAATAGAGGATTTGACATATTTATATTCATATCTTGGATGCTTTACTTTGCGGTTCTTCTTGGTGTTTCGGTGAATGCTCCTTCTTATTTAGATAATGTTGATTACTATGCGAAGATTTATGTGAGTTTGTTTTTATTGTACCGCTTTAATGTATTTCGTAAAGTAACATTTACTGAATTGGATAGAAAAATAGCATTTAGCGCTGGTGTGTTTTTATTTGCAACAACAGCGTTAAATCAAGTTCTTACACAATATTTACAGCCGTTAAAGTCAAAGATTTCTTCTATATTACCAAAAAGCGAGAGTGAAACAACACAAGATGTCGTAGTAGATAACAACTAGTTATAATTTTTCAAAGTCCGTTTGTTTTGCGACCTTCTATTTTTTTTACTTTTTTTAGAAAAGTCCATATTCATTTTTTTCGTAGTATCTGCGGTTGTTTTATTATGAAAAAAATTCTGTAAGTAAATCATTGTTTTCTTGGTAATTATTTTATCAATCTCATAATCTTCTTTTGTTTTTTCCACATAGTCGTATTCATATTTACTCATTTGATTTGTCATCCACTCGTAAAAATGAGTGTTGTCCTTAATAATTGATTTCCCCGCTTTACTGTTTGCAAAACGTTGCAATAATTCAGAAAAAGGAAGTTCGTTGGTATATGCTTGTAGCTTAATATAATACACATTATCATAATTCATTTTGGGATGAAACAAATCGTCTAAAAAACAAATTTGGGTATTTTCCGGCAACTTGGTGCATCTTATAAAATCTTTTAATGTTTTTTCGTGCGTTGTTCTACACATTTCTATTTGTTTACCGTTAATCTTGAATGCACAAATCACGTGGTTAAATAACTTATATTTGATTTTACTTTCAAAAAAATTCTTGATATGTATTACCCAAGGTTTAGGACCAGTATTATTTGTGTAAATCATTACACCTTGACACTTTTTAGATTCCACTTTACGTTTTAAATAGTTTAAAATGGATAAAATATTGGGACGAATGAACTCTGGGTACAATCCAAATATCTCGTTAAACTGGTGTTCTGCTAGTTGAAAATTGATATTTTCTTTTTCACAATATAATTTTAAAGAATCCCAGAAAATTCCAAATTCGGTAAAATAACCGAGTGTTTCATCCATATCAAATACAACTACTTTTCCAGATTGTTCCATTACCCTAATAAATACCAACATTTAAAAATCAACAAATAACTGAATTTGCAGATTTATTATATTTTTTCATTAAATAAAAAAAAAATACTTGACTATAATAAGTATTCAAATAAATTCTATGTCTTCTTCTTCTTCATTCAAAATTACTAAAAATGACTATATAAAAATTCTGAAATACTATAATCTAAACATTCCATCTAAAACTGAAGATATTAAGAAAATCGCGGAAAAAATACTTAGTGAAAAATTATGCAAATGTATTAAAAAAGTAAGTCCCATAAATGAGGCAAAATCAATAGGTGTATGCACAAGAGCAATTTTCAACCGCAAAGGTTTAACGCGCGGCAAGTTTAAGTGCACTGGTAAAAAACAAGTGTCTTTCAGTAAAACCAAACGAAATTTAACGGTTCCTCAGACGAAAAACAAAACTGTGAAAAAGAGAAAGTAAATTTTAAAAGTGACAGTCACATACTTTTACCGTGTTTTTTGCCAATTACATATATATGTTTCAACTATATCGCCATTTTTATTATTTTTTATATTTTCATCTATTTCATAACAATTACTATTAAAAGCAGTTATAATGTCATTTATTTCAACATAGTTAATTTTAATTTTATTATTTATTTTATGTATTTTAGTTTTTATATTTAATAATTTAACTGCTCGTTTAGGTCCATTTCCTATTATATATACTTTGTTAATATTCATTTTATAATATCTACATATTGCAGAAGTTATATCATAAATAACAAGCATTCCTATTCCTTTAATACTCTCGCAAATACGATAAATATCAATTATAATTTCTTCAAAAGTTTTGTTTTCATAACTAGGTATATGTATTTCTTTTAGGACACTTTGTAATGTTTTTTTCCAACGACAATGGTCAATTGCTTCTTGAAATATTTTCATTGAATAACTACAAGTTACCATTATTTAGTATTATAATAAAATATAATATTAAAACAAATTTTCAATTTTATATTTATGACTATTTATTAACCTTTAAGTGTGTAAATCAAAGCAATAAATTATTCATCGGTTCAATCCGAAGATTTGTGTGTCGTTCTTTGTATTTGTTGGTAAGAATATATACCACACAACAACTGAGTAAACAAATTTCAGTGCAACTACGATATAATAACGGATAGTCATTTCTATAAAAACTATACCTTATCCACAAACACGACGAAGTGATGTTCAATAAACAAAATATAAGCGAATAGTTATTGGTGCTCTTTTTTGTATACATCAAGTACATAAAGACAAATCGGGCGATAATTGAAATGCTTATTGCATTATAAACAACGATTTTTAATTCATCGCTTGACTCCATTCGTTTGATTCAGTAAAGATAATATAAAATGCAATATTCATTTTATATTATTTTATTATTTATTTATATGACAACACAAAATAAATCAAAAAATAACTATTACGACGTAGTAATCATCGGTGGTGGAATTGCCGGTCTCTATAGTGCCTACAATATTCACAAGATGAGTCCGGCTACTTCCGTGGTGGTTTTAGAGAGATATAAGAAAAGATGGTTTGGGGGGAGACTGGGGAATGAAATGTTCCAAGGAGTAGAAGTCGTGAATGGTGCCGGAGTAGGACGCAAAGAAAAAGACTATTTACTGATAGAATTAATGAAAGAACTCAAAATCCACTACTCAGAATTTCAAGTAAAACCATCCTATTCCCCATTGATTCAACCTCCTTGTGATGTTAAAAAACTTATTTCTCTCTTAAGAAAAGAATTCAAAAGTAAAAATGAACCAAAAAATTTGACATTTAAGGAATTTGCCACTTCCGTATTGGGAACCGATATGTACAATCACTTTATTACTTGTGCCGGTTATACCGACTACGAACAAGAGGACGCATACGACACTCTTTATCACTATGGGTTTGAGGATAACTTCACTGAATGGACCGCGTTGCACATTCCTTGGAAACAACTTGTGCATCGTTTGGCAGAAAAAGTGGGGAACGTTCGCATATCAAGTAAGGTGACCAAGATAACAAAAAATAGCGACAACCATTTTTTGATACAAACTGAAAAAGGTTCTGACCTCGGACCTAGTTATGAATGTGAAAAAGTGATTATTGCCACCGATATTAGTTGTTTATTAAAAATTCTTCCGACCAATATTCCCAATCGCGGATTATATGAACAAATCCGCGGACAACCATTCTTGCGCGTTTATGGCCGATTTTCCAAAGATTCTCTCCCCATCTTGGATAAATTCGTGCAAAGTTACACAATTGTCCCCGGCCCTCTCTATAAAATAATTCCGTTTGACCGCAAAAAAGGTGTCTATATGATTGCTTACACCGACAATTCTGGTGCCCTTTTCCTAAAGAAATATCTGGAAAACACGGAAAAAAACCGGCACTTTTTTGCATACTTAGTGGAAAAGTCTCTCGGATTACCACAAAATACGTTGCATTTACTAGCGATTAAAGATTTTTATTGGCCAATAGGCACTCACTACTACGCTCCATTAGACCATACAAAATTCAAAAATCGTAGAGAATTTGTTAAGGAATTACAACATCCGGAACCGAATATGTTGGTGGTAGGAGAGATGATTTCTATGAACCAAGGATGGACACAAGGTGCATTAGAAAGTGTTCAAATGGGACTAACAAAAAAATGGATTCAGTCTTAACTATTGGGTCTATTTTACTTTTTTGGAGGAGGGGGAGGAGAGAAAGTTTCACTCGCCATATAGTATCCGTGGTATCCAATAGAAGCAAATCCGAGCATCAAGAGGATTTCAAAATAAAATCTAGGAGTTGCATCTTTGTTTGAACCAATAATGAATAAAATAGGGGCAATAATAAACATATGAATGAGGTTGATCCATGGATTTTTACCAGAAGATAACTTGACATATGTTTTGTATCCATGGTATAAAAAAATGACTACAGCTAACGCTAAAAGAATCGGATAAAAGAATTTAGGTATATTGGTTCGTTGTATTCCTACATATAGAAAGAGAGAACCAACAAACAAAATATGGAACAAATGAACAAAAAATGGTTTCATATATAAATTTATATTATAAAAAAATATTCATATAATATAAGTATTTCAATATGGCACAAGCAGAAGAGGTCGTAGATGCAATGTCTGACAGTGACGATGAAAGCTACGTTACTGATATGACAGAACTACCGTATCACGTTCCAGTTAATATTAATGACTATCCAAATTATAGTTTAGCAGATTTAATACCCAATGTAGTATACTATGAAACCGAAATAAATCCAGATGGAACACATTATTATATTAACAACTCATTTAAGGGAATAGATCGGGATGGTAAAATTGTTTATGAAAATAAACACGGTGACAACTTGAAGATTGATCTTAGAGACCAAAGTGTTATTTTTTTGAAAGCATACGATCTTCATAAAGAAGAATATGATAAAACAAAAACTCCGGAAACCGAGTTTTTATCAGTTTTGGGAATACACGATGAACTTACTGATATGGATGAAAGTAATAGCGATGATAGTGATATTGAAGGAGGTCGTCGTCGTAAAAAATCTTTGAAAAAGTTTCACTTTTCATCTACCCAAAAACATCAACACGGTGGAAAAAAAACGGTTCGTAATGTTACCATTCGTCACGGTAAGGGACACAAAAAGGTAACTTACTACAAAGGCAATAAAAAAATATTAACTGTTAAAAAACCATTGAAATCTTTTGAGATTGAGTTGATTAAAATCGGTAAATTCATTCCGGGATTGTTTAAAGACTGTGGGTGTGGAAAAAAACGCAGAACACGTAAAAACAAACGAAGACGAGGATAACTACTCTGATTTCGCATTTGGGAAAAGAAATTTATCTACTGTTGTTCTCACGCAAAATGCACGGTGAGCAATAATCCCTAAAATGAAAAAGGTGACGAGTGAATAGAAGAAACTAAATTTGGTCATCCAAGAGAAAAAGTATGCTGCTAAAACAGTTAAGGCAACATCTACGACAGCAATGTTGAAAAAACGATAACTATGTGCGCCCGTTCCGGGTTCGCCAAACATATTTTTGTATTTACATAAATCTATCATTTATAATATATTGTGGCTATATTATAATTTAAAATGGTTCGCGATTACAACTCTTAGATAGTTTATTCCTCATCAACCTCCATAAATATTGATACTCTATCGTTACTACTTTTTCGTAACGCGCTCACAAAATGAATAGGACGTGCAACAATAATACATCTTTCTTTTGCTCTTGAAACTCCCGTATATATTTTTGTTTTTTCTGTGTAGTTATCTGGGTCAATAATAAACACTACATTTTTATACTGACTTCCTTGTGCTTTGTGCACAGTTATACAATAGTTTAGCGTGAAGTCTTGATACAACTCAAGAATACCAATTTTTTCTGGAGAGCCATTTGAGTCGGCGTATTCAATTGTAACATTTTTTCCGTCAAAATCTATTATTTTTGCGGGTTCTCCATTTGCCCTCACTTTATCACCAGAGTAGTCATTTTCAGTACGAATAATTTTATCGTTTACTCTAAATGTTATGTTTGCATATTTTTTAGGGATTTCAACTATATTTTCCGAATTGTATATATCTTGCAATATAATATTCATATTTTGGGTGTTAAATACTTTTTTTGTTGTTTTGTACCCCACTATAAATATTGAATTATTCACGTTTAGTTTATTTTCTTCAATCAAATGTAAAATTTTTTCTTCATTTATTTTTCCATTTTTACAAAACTTGTCGTACTGTTCAAGTGAAATAGATTCATCCCCAAAATCATTTGTCCCTATAGGTATATTTTGACTCATCTTATTGATACAGTTTACTAATGACCCAGCATTTTGTCTTTTAATTTTGGTTAGTTTTGATACATTAAATATACCACAACTTATTAATTTGTTTAAAACGGTTCCTGGTCCAATCGGAGGTAACTGGTCAATGTCACCTAAAAGAATCAACCTTGGATCAAAATACATACATATTTCTAATAGTTCTGCGAACATAAACGTATCTAACATAGACACTTCATCTATATTCATTCGTCCTATATTCAAATTTTTAAATTTACATTTATCTTCTAAACAGTTACACTTATACTGATGACTTTTTATATTCGGAAATACACTATGTACCAGTCGATGACAAGTTCCAGATATACTTTCGCAGTAGTGTGACCTTTCTTGACTTCTTTGCATATTAACATATGCAAGTCCAGTTGGTGCGAGTAAACTAACATCTAAAGAACTTACATGTTCGTTTTTATTATATAGTTCATGCATAACATAATTTATACATCTAAGTATTTCTGTTTTTCCGGTTCCCGGTGGTCCAACAATAATTGATAATTTATTTCTAATACTATTAATAACTGCGTTCCGTTGTTCTGGTTCCAATACAAATGGACCAGTTCTTTCTTTTCCTATTTTTTTTTCATATGAGTCTATTATATTATTAATTTTACCAACATCAATATCATATTTCATATCATAGTATAAGTCAACTACATCATTAGTCATTTTTTCTTCTAACTCCTTGAAATACTGTGTTGTTTTGTAAATCTTTGAACCGATTTCTATGTCTATCAAGAAATTTTTTACACAATGAGCCAATTGGTTTGGGTTTTCACCCCGTTCAATACAAAATTTTTTCATTTGTTCAAAATACTCGGAACTAACAATGTATAATGTGTTGCGTTGTTTCAAAAACAAATCGTATGACCATTTTTGAAGTTTTACTTGGATACTAATGGATAACTTATAATCATTGCAAATTTTTTCTGCTTTTTCATAGCTAATTAACTGATACTCTTGTGTTATAAAGTCGAATGGATTTTTATATATATTTTCAATCTGTAAATTTGGATTGTGTGTTTTTTTTAAAGTTTGTGTAATAGTATTTAGCTGTGAAAATTTTAGACCACACTTATCCAGCAAATTACAAATATTGTCTTCAACATTTTTATAGTCCAAATAGTAATAGTCACCAGCATAGTCATGAAAACCACTACTGTAACCAAACGTCCCAGTATGTTTTTTTTTTCGTGTGTTCAAAAAGTCAATTATAAAGTTGTAATCATCCATGAATTTAAAATATTTTTTGTACTGTTCTTGTTTGGTATTATCTATGGTTGTAATTTTATCTAACTCTGGTGAAATGACAATATTTTTTTTTTCTACATAAAGCCAACAATCATAATAGACTTTATTATTTTTAAAAAGAATCTTTCTTACATGACATATGTTATTTTGGAACTTTATTATGTCATTCATGTCGTGAGGCACTGCTTTTAGTTTATTTTTTTCTACGTCCAATTGTTTGCCGTTAACTTCTATTTTTACAGAGTTTGTACTTGATACGCTTTTTATAATTCCGATATTATTATTGTAAACAACAGTCGTGTTGTAACGTAACTGTCTTTGAGCTGTTTGAAACATATTTTCTTGTTTTATATCCGTTTAAAAAATTGTCATCATGTTGTTTCAATTTTTTTTTATTTAATCGCCAAATGGTCTAGTGCGGATAGCAGTACTTGCTCTTGTCCCGATAACTTCTGAAATACTAAACACTCTTCCATTTTGATTTGGTAATGTTTTTTTGCGAAGTTTTTGCAAACCAAATGAACTCCGGTATCAGCAATTTTAATATCGCAAATAATACCACCAGAAGTCAAGTGGATATTTTCTGGGTCGCTTATAGGTATCCAACGAATAAAAGAACCGTGTCGTATGTGATTCATTTCGTCAATATATTTATATTCCCTCAACTTTTGCATATATTCGGTGACTTCTTGTGGTGATAGTTGTATTTCGGTCAAAATTTCTTTCTTCATACTGTTTAGCTTTTCACTTGTCATATTGATTAAATGTTCGTTTTCATCATTGTCTAATGCTTTCAGCAACTGTTCAACGTCCATATATTATATATACTCAAATGAAATATTTAATATATTTTTTATATTGAAACAAACTATGAAGAACTTTGAAAATATTTTCCGTTCTGGTAATAGTTGTATGTGGGAGTATAGTCAGAACCACTATCTTTTTTTCCAAAAACTTCTACTCTACGAGTCGGATATTTGATTGATGCTTTGATCGCACTTTCTTCAGTCAAAAATACAACCGTATCTTCCCATTCACATCCGTCACTGACTAATACATATATAAATTCCATTTTGTATATGTATATATAATAAATCTTTATATTATAAAATCAACGGTCTATCTATCTAAAAATTAGAACCAAACGCGCTTCCACCTAGTGCTTCATTGGCAGCCATAATCATAGGTTGTTCAAAACCGGGAGTGGCTGCACCAACCATTGGGTTATGGTCATTTCTATACATTGAATTATAGTCTGGTTGTTGAGTGCCGGTCATAGGCAGTTCACTAATAGAAGTGCCATCACTACTGGCACCCATATTCGTGTTGCCACTATATAAAGACTGAGTCACTACTGCACTTTGACCTTGTGAAATAGGTTGAGATACTTTCACGTTACCCTTTCCTTTTTTTCCATCTTTTTTCTTTTTATCGTCATCCTTTTTACCCTCCCATAGTTCAGCAACACGGTCAAATAAAATACTTACTTTCTCTCCTAGTTTGGTTTGAAGACTTAACAAAACTAATAAAGTTGATAAGATGTTGAAAACGACGTGATACTCGGGATATTTTGTCCCACTGTATCTTGGGATGTAAGAGATAATTCTATGAATGAAAAATAATCCTAAAAACATAAAAACGATTTGAAAAATAACTTCTGCTAAAATTTCAGCACTGCCTTTTTCTTCGTCGGCTTCTGGAACATATTTTTGCATAGTCTTGTTTAATACAATAATTGGAATAATTGCGAGAACTGCGTATTGTACAATATTCATCATATCGTTTTTGGAGTCTTCGTCAAAATTAAATACATATTTAAAAAATGTCATTTTTGATGATACTTTACTGGTTTCTTCCAAACTATCCATATTTTATAATAAGAAATAAAATTAAAAAATATAAAAAATAAAACACTTAAAATTATACTAAAAAGTAATTTAAAATGTCATCTTTGGAAATAGAAAATAATCTTCTAAATGAAAACAAAGAAGAACAACAATATTTGGACTTGATTCAAAATATAATTGCCAATGGAAATCTTGAAACGGGACGTAACGGAAATACTTATTCCATTTTTGGAAACTCTATGCGTTTCTCTCTTCAAAATGGAAAAATACCTATATTGACCACTAAAAAATTAGCGTGGAAGACTTGTTTAAAAGAACTTTTATGGTTTATAAAAGGATGTACTAGCAACGACGTGCTTGTTGAACAAGGTGTGCATATATGGGATGGGAATGCGTCTCGTAACTTTTTGGACAGTCGCGGTTTGACTTACCGTCGCGAAGGTGATTTAGGACCGATTTATGGGCATCAGTGGAGACATTTTAATGCAGCGTATCGTGACTGTGACACGGATTATTCGGGACACGGCGTGGATCAGTTGCAGTATATTATAGACCAGTTGAAAAATCCGGCCACGAGAAACTCTCGTAGATTGGTGATGAGTGCTTGGAATCCGTGTCAGTTGGAAGAGGTGGCGTTGCCTCCTTGTCATATTTTATGTCAGTTTAATGTACACGGAGGGAACAAGTTGTCGTGTGCGATGTATCAACGTAGTAATGACGAAGCATTAGGAACACCTTTTAATATAGCGAGTTACTGTTTTTTAACGCATTTACTTGCTAAACATTGTGGGTTAGAAGCACATGAGTTTGTTTATTTTAAAGGAAACTGTCACATATATGAAGAACACGTGGAAGGAATGAAAACACAACTTACAAGAAAACCCTATCCTTTTCCAACAGTTACCATTAGGCAAGTAAGAGAAAATATTGATGATTATGTGTTGGAAGATTTTGATCTTATTGGCTATCAAAGTCACCCACAAATTAAATTTCAAATGGTTGCTTAAGAAAGAATATAATATATAAATAATATGCGTAAATAAATTAAAAACAAATTGTGTATAACTTTTATAAGTAACATGAGTTCCAATAGAGCAAATGCGTCCGCAAGACAAAGAAGAGCCGGAGAACCAGTTGGCCAACAACAACAAAATCAAAGAATGCAACAACAACCCGGAAGAGGATTCGGTGGAAGGCCTGGAATGCCAGACCCCCAACAACCACCGATGAATCCCAAATTGTCAGTATCAGACGCAATTGCTTTGATTACTTTACGTTTAGGACGTGTTGAAACAATTGTATCAAATTTACCAAATGAACCACGAGGTGATGGGGAAGGTGTTGGACAAATGTATGATGAAAATATGCGAATGGTCGATCAAAATGTATTTAATAGTATTGTAACAAGAATTGATACTTTGGAAAAAAATCAGAAGTTGTTGATTGAGAAACAGAAAGCAGCACCAGTTGCTCAAACTGCAACAGCGCCTACTAAACAAGTAGTTCAAGAGACAATTATTAAGGATGTATCTGATGAAAAGATTGAACCTATGCGCGAGACGATACAAGTATTAAAAGATGATATTTCTGAATTGAAAAATTTATTAATCAAGTTACAAAGTTTTACAATGGAAACAAATAAAAAATTAACTGATATTGTTTTTGACGACAATATTCCACAGATGTTTAACCAGTCATTTATGTTTCACGGAGGATCAATGATGGGAGGACAACCCTTTAAAGAAGACGGTGGAGATGAAATGATCGTTTTAGAGAATATGGATGATGAATGTGGTGATGAAGTTGCTTCTGAAAATTTGCAGTCCACCAGTTTAAAAGAGTTAATCGAGCAAGAGTTATTGAGTGAAGAAGTTGGACAAGGATTAGATAATATGTAATAAAAAATATTATATTATATTATAATGCCAAAAAAAAGTATTAAGAGTAAAAAATCTAAAAATTCCAAGAAATATTCCAAAAAAAATAAAACTACAAAACGAAAACACCAAAAACACGTTGCACACAAAGGTAGTCGTAAATTTTCAAAAAGAGTTAAAGGAGGAGATTTACCACCTAATAAAAGGTCACAAGAACCAAACGAAGAAATGTTTATTGAAAGAGAACAACAAAACGATGATGAAGATATTGGCCAACAAGTCAATCAGTTAATAACACGAATACTAGACCTCGGTTTAGTTGAACAAAATACAAGACCAGAAATCGTTTATAATGTAATGACGCGAATAATAACTTTGTGGAACAATGTATTTGATATGTACAGAGAAGGAGTTTTAACTGAAGAGAATGTTGATCAGTCAAGGGTGATTATAGATTCTATCTATGACAGACTAGTAAGAGTGACATCACAAGATACACCATTTATTCACGGTGATGGAGAAGAACCTTTACCAGAAATAATTAATATCAGAAGTAGTGCAATATTGAGTGACTTATTTAATTATGTTGCAAATATTACTTCAAACGACCCCCAAACTCGTATCAATGATGTAATCGTCGTAGGAGACTATGACACTACTTATGGGCAAATTCCAGACGAAGACAACCCCGATTTTGAAAGTGACGATGAAGAAGGGTCACAAAATGATGCTATGGATGTTGAACAGTAAGTTATCTATAGACTGCTGGTTTAGGATAAAATAATTTTATTTATGTAAATATGTATAAACAATTATCAATATATATTTATAATATGACAACTACTTTAAATACATCTACAAGTGAAGACGATACATTTGATTTTGACAAAATAAAAACGTATTTTAGTAGAAAAAATAAAGACCATATTGACGCATCTATAAAAGTATCCAGTGCATCTGAAATAATGTATGATTTTTGTCATGTTGAAAAAGGAAACCACATCATTTTAAACTATATATATTTCAAGTATATTGTTAAATACAATATGGCAAGTTACGATAACATAATATATTACTTGGTAAATATTATGCATACAGTATTAAAAGACTACAGTCAATTCATTATTCATATGAATATTCGTTACTTGATTTTAGTGGATGTTGATAAGTATTATTTATTTATTAAACAAATTTCACAAGTGATGAAAGAGACATTTCCAGAAAAACTACAAATTTGTTATATTTACAACCCACCTTTTGTGTTTTCAAAGTTATTTAGTATTATTTCAATATTTATTGACAAGGAAACACAAAAAAAAATAAAGGTAATGGATACGAATTGATTTACAGTTGATATAATATAAAGATAATTTGTTTATATTATATATAAACGTTTTTTTGCAAAAATGAATTATATACTTTTTATGACGTTGTGTTTTTTTAGTTATGTTGTTCCAAGTAAATCTTTCATGCCAGTAAATTCCAAACGTTGTGTTGGAGGTAGTTTTAGAATTGATGAATATATTGAACCAACTCCAAAGTTGAAAAAAATAATCAAAGATTTGATAAAAAAGACAGAAAAAATAAAAAACATATTAACTTATCCAGAACCAGATGATAAAGAAGACTGGGAATCTGGTGAAATACCTTGGGAACCTCAGCCCGCTGCGAATGAAACATATTCTATAAATGGAACACTAAGTGATGGTGATTCGTATACCATATCATCACATAATTTAGCTATGTTGTTTATCTAACTCACTTGTATCAAATGAACCCGTACGTTGAAGAGAATAAATATTACAGCGGCAACTGCAAGAATTACATATAATAAAGTTCTTAAGGTGTTTGCTTTTTTGCCACCAGTTTGTCCTAGAGAAGAACTTTCTGCACTTGCAGATGAAAAAATACTTTTTCCTAAAAGTAGTATAACTATAAATGTGATAAAAACAAATAAGTAAATAAGTTTCATTATATACTATAAAAATAGAATAATATATTTTACAAGATCAAAAATATTACTGAAATACGATTTAGAAATAAAGAGATAATAACATATAAAAAAATGTTACTATCTATTAGTGAAAAAACGAAAAAAGAATTATTTATTTCTTTATTCCACTTGATTAAATCTTGTACAAACGCAATCAATATAATGTTCAAAGACGACCATATGTATATCCAAGGTATGGATAAATGTCATATTTGTTTATTTGATATTAAAATAATGAGTGACTGGTTTAGTAATTACGAAAAAAAAGACAACGATCAAGAAAGTATTTGTCTAGATACCAATATATTTCATACAGTGATCTCAATGGCAACAGACAACCATTCTTTAGTATTGGAATATGAAAGTGACCCAGACACAATATACATAAAATGTATAAACGACCAAGGAAAAAAAGCGGATTTTGACAAATATTTCAACATACCTCTTTGCGAAATAGAAGAAGACTATTTCTCCGTTCCAGAAATAGACTATAATGTTGATTTTAGTATGAACTCAAAAAAAATAAGTGAAATTATTACCCAGTTGAATATTTTTGGAGATGTATTAAATATTAGTTGCAGCGGTGAAGAAAAAATCGTATTCAAGTCGGATGGAACAAGTGGAAATATGAATGTGGAAATTTCCACGGATGACCTAACAGAGTTTGCAATATCTGATGAGGGTAAAGACTTGAATATTTGCTTTGGATTAAACTATTTGCACAAAATGTGTATCAATACAAAATTAGCAAGTGATATCAATATATCGTTAAGTAATGATACTCCGATGAGAATAAAATATGATTTAGGAAAGGATAGTCATTGTGTTTTTTACTTGGCACCCAAAAGTGATGATTAAAATTAGTTTATAATAAGTATAAAAAAAAATATATAAATCTTTTTTTTTATTAGTTGTATGAAAATACTTTTCGGATTTTTTATTTTTTGTATTGTTTTATTTATTTATCTTCATATACAATTCCATTTAAAAACCAGTAATGATTTAGAAGTTTATGAAATAGATGATGCGTCTAAAGATAAATTAGAGGAACTATGTGACGTAAGGCAACCCGTCATATTTGAGTTTGACTGTGATAAAATTATTCAAACAACGAATAAAAACTTTATGACTGAAAACTACCAAGCTTTTGAAATAAAAGTGCGCAACATAAATGATGTTGATTATAACAATGAGATTTATATGCCTTTGCCACTACACGCATCAGTTAAACTATTTAACGAAGATAAAAACGGTTTGTATTACTCAGAGAATAATGGAGACTTTTTACAAGAAACGGGTGTAGTTAAAAATATGCAGTATAATGACCCATTTTTAAGACCTTCTATGTTATCCAACTGTAACTATGATGTTATGATGGGTTCAGAGAACACAATCACTCCATTTCGTTATGAAATAAATTATCGTAACTTTTTCCTAGTGACACAAGGAAGTGTGCAAATAAAATTGGCACCACCCAACAGTTCAAAATATTTGTATACTGTATACGATTATGCCAATTTTGAATTTAGATCGCCAGTCAATCCTTGGGCGGTTCAAGCGAAATACATTGCGGACTTTGACAAAATGAAATGTTTGGATGTGATAATACAAAAAGGTCAAACTATTCACATACCGGCTTACTGGTGGTATTCTATGAAATTCGGCAAGGATACAAGCATATCTTGTTTTCACTATAGAACATATAT